AAGTTGGACTATGTTGACCCAGCGAATGTTGTTTACTCTTACACAGAGGACCCTAAGTTTAGGGATTGTTTCTACTGGGGAGAAATTAAAACAGTTCCTATTACTGAACTTCCTAAGATAGACCAGACTTTAACTAAAGAAGATTTAGCAGAGATAGCTCAATATAGTAGCGCTTGGTATAACTATTATAGTTCAGCGCAGGCATACAATAACAGCTTGTTTTCACAGGACACGGCTACCTTAATGTATTTCAACTACAAGTCAACAAAGAAGGTTGTATATAAAAAGAAGATAAAAGAAGACGGCACAGATACGTTAATAGAAAAAGACGACACATTCAATCCTACTGAAGACATGATGAATGAGAGAGGATTTGAGAAGGTTGAAAAAACTATTGATGTTTGGTATGATGGGGTTATGGTTATGGGTACTAATATACTTTTAAAGTGGTCGCTTTCTAAGAATATGGTTAGACCAAAATCTGCTTCGCAATACGCGATACCTAATTATGTTGCTGTAGCACCTAAATTATATAAAGGAAAGATAGAGTCGCTAGTTAGAAGAATGATACCTTTCGCGGATTTAATTCAGATGACTCACTTGAAACTACAACAGGTAATACAAAGAGTTGTGCCAGATGGTGTGTTTATTGATGCTGATGGTATTAATGAGGTTGACTTAGGCACTGGCGCTGCGTATAACCCAGAGGATGCATTAAGAATGTACTTCCAAACAGGTTCTGTTATTGGACGTAGTTACACTGGAGACGGTGAGTTTAACAATGCTAGGATTCCTATTCAGGAATTAAACACAAATAGCGGCCAAGGTAAGATGAATAGTTTGATTGGAAGTTATAATCACTACCTAGGCATGCTTAGAGATGTAACAGGATTAAACGAAGCTAGAGATGGTTCTATGCCAGATCCTAATTCATTAGTAGGATTACAAAAACTTGCGTCAGCAAATTCTAACACAGCTACAAGACACATACTAGAAGGAAGCTTACACATAACAAGATCATTAGCAGAAGCTGTTTCTTATAGGGTTGCTGATATTTTAGAGTACTCTGACTTTAAGGATGAATTTATTTTACAAATTGGTAAGTATAATGTAGGCATTCTTGATGAGATTAAGGACCTGTATATTTACGACTTTGGAATATTTATTGAAGTAACTCCAGATATTGAAGAAAAAGCACAGCTTGAAGCAAATGTTCAGATGGCGTTGTCTAAAGGAGATATAAATCTTGAGGACGCTATTGACATTAGAGAAGTTAGAAATATAAAGCTAGCTAATCAAATATTAAAGCTTAAGAGAAAGAAAAAGCAAGAGCTTGACCAGAAGAATCAGATGATGAATGCTCAGCAGCAAGCTGACATAAATTCTCAGTCTCAGCAGATGGCGGCACAAGCTTCTATGATGAAGATACAAGCAGAGACCCAGTCTAAGATACAAATCAAGCAGGCTGAGGTAGCATTTGAGATTGAAAAACTTAAGAACGAAGCTATGTTAAAAACTCAGTTAATGGATAAGGAGTTTAGCCTTAACATGCAGCTAAGAGGTATTGATGTTGATCTTCAGATGACTAAAGAAGACAAGAAAGAGGCGGCTAAAGATAAAAGAATAAGCATACAAAACACTCAGCAGTCTAAGTTAATAGATCAAAGAAAGAACAACCTGCCTCCAGTTAACTTCGAAAGTAATGAAGATTCCTTGGATGCGTTCGATTTAGCTGAGTTTGAGCCTAGATAACGCTTAAAATACTATAAATTTTATTAATAACTTTGCAAAAAATTAAATCAAATGGAAAATTTCACTGTAAAAGATCTCGGTGTAGCTGAACAAAAATCAATTCAAGAGGTTGAAAACGAGTTGCTTCAGAAGCACGAAGAAAAAATGAATGGCGTTCAGAATAATGAGGAGGTCGTTAATGAGCAAGAAGCAGAACAAGTAGCAGAACAAGTAATCGATCAAGATAGAGGTTCGGCAGAATTAAAAGACGAAGACGTTCTTTCATATATTAAGAATAGATACAATAAAGAGGTAAACTCGTTAGAGGACTTGTTTGAACAAAGGTCCAATACTGATGAGTTACCAGAGGATGTTTCGGCATTCTTAAAATACAAAAAAGAAACTGGAAGAGGAATTGATGACTTTATTAAATTAAATAAGGGATACGATGAATCAAAACCAGATTCAGTATTAGCAGAGTACTACGCTCAAACAGAGGAAGACTTAGACGAAGATGATATCAAGTATATGATTGAGGATAAGTTTGGTTATGATGAGGATCTTGACGACGAAAGAGATATCAAGAAGAAGGAAATGTCTAAGAAAAAAGAGCTTGCTAAAGCTAAGAAGTATTTGGATTCTTTAAAGGAACAATACAGAACACCTCTTGAGTCAAGGGGAGGTTTAGTTCCTGACGGAGAAAAAGAAAGCTACGAGGCTTACAAGAAATATGTTCAAGAAGCAAATGCTTCTCAGCAAGAAGGTCAAAAAAAATCTGAGTATTTTCAGAAAAAAACGGAGGAGGTTTTCAACAAAGAGTTCAAAGGTTTTGAGTTCAATCTTGGTGACAAATCAATTACGTTCGCTCCTGGAGACGCAAACGAATTAAAATCATCTCAATCAAATTTAGACAACTTTATTTCAAAGTATATTGGAGAGGATGGTTTAATTAAAGACGCTGCTGGATGGCACAGATCTCTTTCTGCTGCTATGAATCCAGAGAAGATGGCTAAATTTTTCTACGAACAAGGAAAGTCAGACGCTCTAAAGGGTTCAGACATGAAGATGAAGAACATTGATATGGAAACGAGAAATTCTCCTCAGTCATATGTGAACAATGATTTTCAAATTAAAGCAATAAGTTCAGAAAGTTCTTCAGGACTTAAAATTAGAAGTATAAAAAACAATTAAAAACTAAAAACAACTAAAAATGGCTGGTACATTACAATCGGTTCCAGGGTTTGCCCTACAACCAAGTGCAGAGAGAAAAACTCTTGCATCAAATTACATTACAAATTTTGATTTCTTAAATCAGTACTTACCTGATACATACGAAAAAGAATTTGAAAGATATGGTAACAGAACAATTGCTTCTTTCTTAAGAGCAGTTGGTGCTGAAATGCCATCTAACTCTGACCTTATCAAGTGGGCAGAACAAGGACGTTTACACACTAAGTACATTAGCTGTTCAACTACAGCTGCATTAGGTGCTGACACTGCTGAATTTACAGTTGCTGATACTTTAGTACCAGGAGCTACTACTGCAAGTAGTGGACAAATCGCTTTCAGAGTTGGTCAAACTGTATTTCTTTCTGATAACGTTTCTAACGTTTCTTACAAGGCTATTATTACTATTGTAGATTATCCTGGCGCTAAATTCACTGTTGCTTTTTACGAGGCAGGAGGTATGGTTGTTGCAGGTGCTGGTAGAACTTTTACTGCATTCGTTTACGGTTCTGAGTTCAAAAAAGGAACAGCAGGAATGACTGAATCAGTTGAGCCATCAGATTTCATCTTCGAGAACTCTCCAATCATCATCAAAGACAAGTACGCTGTTTCAGGTTCTGACATGGCTCAAATTGGATGGGTTGAAGTTACAACTGAAAACGGAGCTACTGGTTACTTATGGTACATCAAGGCTGAGCACGAAACTCGTTTACGTTTCGAAGACTACTTAGAAATGTCTATGATAGAAGCTGTTCCAGCTGAAGCAGGTTCAGGAGCTATTGCTGCTTCAGGTGACGTTGGTAACAAAGGATCTGAAGGTTTATTCTACGTTGTAGGACAAAGAGGTAACGTTTATGCTGGTGGTAACCCAACTGCTTTGGTTGATTTTGATTCAATTATCCAAAGATTAGACAAGCAAGGTTCTATCCAAGAAAACGCATTATTTGTTAACCGTGAGTTCTCTTTCGATATTGATGATATGTTAGCTGTACAAAACTCTTACGGAGCTGGTGGTACTTCATACGGTTTATTCGATAACGACAAGGACATGGCGTTAAACTTAGGATTTACAGGATTCAGAAGAGGTTACGACTTCTACAAGACTGACTGGAAATACTTAAACGATGCAACTACTCGTGGTGGTATTGTTGGTGGTGCTGTAAATGGAGTTTTAGTTCCAGCTGGTTCTACAACTGTTTACGACCAAGTATTAGGTAAAAACGCTAAGAGACCATTCTTACACGTAAGATACCGTGCTTCTGAAACTGAAGACAGACGTTACAAAACGTGGATCACAGGATCTGCTGGAGGAGCTTCTAATTCAAGCTTAGATGCAATGGAAGTTCATTTCTTATCAGAAAGAGCTTTATGTACTTTAGGTGCTAACAACTTTGTGTTGTTCGAAAACTAGAATAAATAATTGTAAATTTTACCCTCGTTGAATCTACGGGGGTAATTTTTACTCTTTAATAAATTAAAAACAAATTAAATCATATCAAATGAAAACTACAGTAAAAGTATCAACAGACAAAATCTATGTCTTAAAAAGAAAGTTCAAACCTTTGAGCTACATGCTACCATCTAAAAATACAAACAGATCAAACCTGTTTTATTTTGATGAAACAAAACAAACAAACAGAGCGTTAAGATACGCTAAGAATCAAAAAAGTCCTTTTGAAGACATGCAAGATGGTAATCTAATTTTAGAGCCTATTGTATTTGTTGACGGAGCATTAATTGTTCCAAGAAACAATCCAGTTTTACAAGAGTTCTTAAGTTACCATCCTGGGAACGGACCAATATTTGAGGAAGTAAACACTGAAAGAGATGCTTCTTCTGAAATTGAAAAATTAAACTACGAGCTAGATGCTCAGTTATCAGCAAGGGATTTAACTGTTGATAAATTAGAAACGGTTGCCCGTGTTTTATTAGGTTCTAAGATTGACAAGATGTCTACAGCTGAACTTAAGAGGGACGTGTTAATCTACGCTAAGGTAAACCCTCAAGAATTTTTAGAGGTGTTAAACGATCCGATGCTAGAATTACAGAACACTGCTGCTAAATTTTTAGACCAAAACTTGTTGATTTTCAAAAACAACAACAGAGACATCTATTACAACTTAGCTCAGAACAAGAAAAAATTATTGACAATTCCTTTCGGTGAGGATCCATTATTTATCTTAACATCATTCCTACAATCAGATGAAGGTATTGAGGTGTTAAGGTTACTGGAAAACAAGCTGTAAGCTTTTATACATTACAAACAAGCACTCTATTTTAGGGTGCTTTTTTTTTAGTATCTTTGTAAAAACTTTTTAAATATGATTAATTCAGTAAGAGCTACTGTAATGTCTGCTGCTAATAAGAATAATTTTGGTTACATTACACCAGAGGATTTTAATTTATTTGCAAAGCAGGCTCAGCTTTCTATTTTCGAGGACTACTTTTACCAGTATAATTTATGGATTATAAAGCAGAATATAAGACAGTCTGGATCTGGGCTATCTGATATCGTAAAAAATATTGAGAATGTAATTGATACGTTATCTGTTGTTAGTTCATTAGTAAATATTCCTACAACTTCTAACTTTACAGTTCCTGCTGAATCGTATTACATGAATAGTTTAAGATATGCAAATAAAGAAATTGATAAGGTTACGGCTGATAAGATTTTATATCTTAATTCATCGAATCTTACCGCGCCTAGCGCATTATACCCAGCATATGTTTTAAATGGTAGCCTGGTTACTGTTTATCCAACATCTATAACGTCAGGTGTTTCTTTGCAGTACATAAGATACCCAAAAAATCCTAAGTGGACGTATACAAACATTGTGGGTGGTGAGCCTTTATTTGATCAATCAGCTAATGACTACCAAGACTTTGAGTTACCATTGACTGATGAGCCTTTATTAGTTTCTAAGATACTAGAATTTGCTGGATTGTCTATTAGAGAAACGGAAGTTAATACCTTTGGAAACAACGAAGAATTAAAGAACCAACAAGTACAAGGATAAGATATGGCATATTTAAACGGATACCAATACTACGAGAACTCTGGAAACGTTCCTCAGAATGAAAACTGGGGAAGCTATCAGTATTCATCACTAGGAGATATTGTGAACAACTTCATGCTTATGTATGTAGGAAACGATAAGCTTATAAACAACGTTAATAAGTACAACGTTTTATTTCATGCAAAAAGAGGGATTCAAGAGTTGAACTATGATGCTATGAAGGAAATTAAAGTTCTTGAGATGAGCATCTGTGATGACCTTAAATTTATATTACCTCCAGACTATGTGAACTATGTAAGAATTTCTGTTTATAGCGATGGTGTTTTAAGACCGTTGTCCGAGAACATTCAGGTTATGTCTAGTAACAGTTATCTTCAGGATAACAACTGCAACGTTTTATTTGATATTGATGGAAATATTCTTGAGGGTACATCGTTGTTAGATTATGACAGACTTACACATCAAAACAAATCAATATACTTAGGGGCTGGTCCCTTTTCTGGAAAGCAGGGATGGTCTATCGATGGCAACTGGGTGTTTGATTATAAGGTTGGATCTCGTTTCGGTTTAAATACAGAGACGGCAAATGCTAACCCTACTTACAATATAGACAAAGCAAACGGGGTCATTAACTTTAGTTCAGAAATGTCTGATGAAACTTGTATTTTGGAATATATTTCAGACGGAATGGAAGCTGGTGATGACGCAAAGGTGAGTGTGAACAAGTTATTTGAGGAATATATTTATGCCTATATAAAGTACGCATTATTAAATAACAAGACAGGAATTAATGAGTATGTGGTTAACAGAGCTAAGAAAGACAAATCAGCCCTTTTAAGGAACGCAAGGATAAGAATTAGTAATATGCACCCAGGTAGGTTGTTAATGAACCTTAGAGGTCAAAATAAGTGGCTAAAATAGATGGCAGGTGTAGGTACAAACGAAGTAGTAACATTTATCGGTGGTAAAATGAACAAGTCTGTCGACGAGAGACTTTTACCAGATGGAGAATATATTGATGCGTTAAATATAAGAATAGGCTCTACTGAATTAAGCAGCATGGGCGCTATTGAAAACGCTATAGGTAACGTTAAGCTAACAAGTATAGCTGGACTATCTGAGGAAGCAGAATGCATAGGCGCTTATCAGGATGGTGCGAATGAAACAATATACTGGTTCATTGCGGATCCTTTAGCGCTTGATATGGTTGTGTCTTTTAATGTTGGGACACAAACACTTAATTACCATGTTAAAACTGTCGGAGTATTAAACTTTGATAAAAAATATAGAATAAACGGGATTAATTTAATTGATGACTTACTTTTCTGGACTGATAACTTAAATCCTCCTAGAAAAATAAACATAAATAGAGCATACCCATTTCCTAACCCTACAGACCAAATAACGGCTGAGGATATAAATGTTATTGTTGCTCCTCCTATGGAAGCTCCTAGTATTCAGTTGTTTAATGTCGCAGGAGAGCAAAACTACATTTCAGATAAATTTCTTTCTTTCTCTTATAGGTATAAATACTTAGACGGTGAGTATAGTGCCTTATCTAAATTCACAGATATAGCATTCGAACCAGGCGCTTTTAATATTGATTACTCTACATACACAAATAGTGGTATGGAGAATTTATTAAATACTATTAAGGTTTCTTTTAATACTGGGGACGAAAATGTTATTGGACTTGACGTTTGCTTTAAGTACTCAACATCCAGCATTATTAATGTTGTAGAGAAGTATAATAAACAAGAGCAAGGATGGGCTAATGATGTTACTCAAGAGATTTTATTTAACAATAAAAAGATATACACGGTTTTACCAGAGAGTGAGCTCTTAAGAATATACGACAACGTACCGTTGGTGTCTAAAGCCCAAACAACAATGGGTAACAGAATTTTCTATGGTAACTATGTTGACGGGTATGATATTGATGTTGATTTAGATTACGATATAGAAAAATTTAGCGAGACAATAGGTGCAGATGAATTAAACTTAACAGAAAAAAACGGAATTGCTTATAGCATAGACCCTTCTTTTAACGGTTTTATATACGGCTCTAAATTAGATATAGACTTATCTAACATTGATTTAAAAGAAGGGTCTACTTTAGTTATAGATTTTAATTTTATACATAAGGGCTTTACCGGAAGTTCTTTATATCCTCCTGGGGCTCCTATAAATATATTTCAAGAAATATTTTACTATACATTCCCTAGGGATTATAATAGTGTTTTTGATTTAGGTACCGATCAAAGCTTTATAGATGCTTTGTACACCCATCAGCCTATAGCTAATTGTTCTGAGGGATTATCTTTTACAGATATATTTAACTGCTCTCTTGTTACTAAGCAAATATCAGCAGGAGTTCCTGCTTGGACTAAAACCGGAAGTGGTATATCTAGTAATAACGGAGGTTTTGAGATATCTGTTTCTAATTTAAGTAATATACTAGGCATTCAAGTGCCGGCTATGGAGTTCTCTGTTGAGTCGCCTTCTGGAACAATTAATCGCGCTTACGAGTACTTTGAGAACGTAGCAACAGAAGCATACGTAACAAGCCCTGGAAGTAAGAAGAGCTTGCATAGTAACAGAGATTACGAGCTAGCTATAGTTTATATGGATGATTATGGTAGAAGAAGTACTGCTTTAACTGTTACAAATAACACTGCTTTTTTCCCAGCATCTACATCTGATACTAGGAATTATTTACAGGTATCTGTAAATAACTTAGCCCCTTCTTGGGCTAAAAAATACGAGTTTGTATTAAAACCTTCTAAAGCAGGTTACGAAACTATATTCTGTAATCTATTTTTTATAGATGAAGACGGTTATACGTGGTTTAAGCTAGATGGAGATAATAGAAGCAAGGTAAAAACCGACCAAATGCTTGTGGTTAAGAGCGACTCTTCTGGAGTTTTAAATAGCCTAGTAAGAACAAAGGTTCTAGATATAGAAGCTAAGGGAAGCGGATTTATAAGTGGAGGAGCTTTAGAGCCAGCTGGTACCTACATGAGGTTAAAGGCATCTAATTTTCAAGCTATTTATCTTGAGAACTCCTACGTAGCAAGAGAAATTCTCTCTGGTGGAGGCCAGAGCTTTCCTCAGGCATATGTTCCTTTTTTTCAAGACAATCCTTTATACGTAAATACACTGCCTATAACCCCTGGCAATCAACCGTATATGCCTATACCTATACCTGCTGGTTCTTTAATTACAATAAGATTTGAATTTATAAGAAACAGCGCAGGAAGTAGTTGTGGATCAAGAATTTATAATTACGACAGGGTCTTTGTTTCTAATAATGATTATGATAGTTTTTATAGCTTTATAGAAGGGCAGCAAGTAAGCCTTACTAACGGAATATCATCTGGAGACGACGACATCGTTAATGCTAATGTTCAATCAGGTGTAATAACTGACTACCATGCTGGCGGAACTATTCCTATTAAGTATAATGTTAATCAGTATCAGTTTGCAGAAGGATATATTGATAATGACACAGCTAATCCTAAAGACGGAAGAATTTTTCTTGGTTTTAGAGGAGGTACTCCATATTGTTCTGGTAAAACCTCTATGTTACATGGTTATATAACAATACAGCAATCTATATCTTCTTTTATATTTGAAACAGACCCAGAGGATGCTAATGGAGAGATATTCTATGAGAACGATCAAGTTTTTGATATTGTTGACGGACTACACCAGGGTAATGTTTCCAATCAAACATCAGCTTTAAATTCAGCTACATCTAATCTAGACTTCTTTAACTGCTTTTCTTTTGGAAATGGATGTGAAAGTTATAAGATTGGAGACTCTTTAACCGGAGCTCCTTTCTATATAGGAAGTAGAGTTACAGCTGTTTCTCAAGAAGACTACATGTCATCACATAGATATGCTTCGGTAACATATAGCGGGGTATATAATCAAGACACAAACATAAATAAATTAAACGAGTATAACTTAGCTCTTTCTAATTATAGAGATTTAGAGAAAGTATTTGGCAGCATAGAGATATTATACGGAAGAAAGACAGACCTTCTTGTTCTTCAAGAGGATAAGATTTCTTACGTATTACAAGGCAAAAACTTATTATCTGACGCAGCTGGAGGTGGAGCAATAACTTCTGTACCTGAGGTGCTTGGTACTCAAATATCAAGAATTGAGGAGAATGGAATAAGCAATAACCCTGATACGTTTATAGTTGACGGAGCTGAAACGTTTTTTACAGATGTAAAGAGATCTTCTGTATTAAATTTAAGAGGAGGTTCTTATGGTTCTGATCAGCTAGTTGTTATATCAGATTCTGGAATGAAGCACTGGTTTAGAGATGAGTTTAAGAACTCATTGAATAATTTAAAAATTGGAGGCTACGACCCATACATGAGTGAGTATGTGTTGTCATTAAAGGACGAACTACTTCCGATTGATGAAGAAGTAAACCCTTGTGGTACAGTTATTTCAAAATACAATAGTAGTGAGGAGAGTACGTATTATCTAAATTTAGGAAAGACAATAGGCCAGGTAACCTTTAATATAGAGGTTGTGTCTGGAGACTTAGACGTTATTGTTGAGTATGACGGGGTAATTGTTTTTGACAGAAACGTAGTAGAAAATATTGACGTTATATTTAACAAAACATCCTTTGAGCCAGAGCTAGTGAGAATTACTGTAGTGCCAAACAACGCTACATTTACAATATCTTCTCCGTGTCCAGATTTAGAGCCTTTGACAGTTGTTAAGGTGGTATTAAATTCACCTGCCTCACAAGGATTAACGACTCACGCTAACTACAGATGGGCGCTTGGTACAAGTATTAGCCCTTACGACATTAACTTTGTAACTTTAAATTCTAGTGGAGTCTCTCTTTATCAGCTAGCAAGCGGATTTACTTCTGAAGGAACTACACCAGCAATAGGAAGCGATATAGCTTTAATTCCTGTTAAAGAGACTGGAGATACTTATACCTTTAATCCTTCAAATTCATTTAAGTATTTAGTATCTAATACTCTTTACGACGTACCTTCATTGGTTCCGTTACTAAACAACGCAACACCTATAACAAATCCTTCAACAGGAACGTATCAGGCAATTGTAAATGACTTCGCTTATACTGGTCAGTACTTATACTTGGTATGGGATTTAAGAATATCTAACGAGATACTATTATGCTATAGTAGCGTAGATGAATATGATGCTTGTTGTGATTGTTCTTCAACGTCTAATTACTTTATAAACTCAAGCTCGTTTTCAGCGACTACTTCTATTTATACTGATTCTAGCTTAACAATATTGGCAGTAGATGGTTGGTATCAATCAGAAGGAACTTACAGGCAGTTATTGGATGGAGTATTATTAGATCCTATATCTTGTCCAGTATGTGCAGATTGTTTACGTTATACAGCAACTATAAGTAGTGGAAGTGGAAGCGTTGATTGGACTAGTTGTGATGGGGATGCTGGATTTGGGGAAGTTACTCCAGGGAAACCTATTGGCTTCTGTGCACAAGTAGGTACAGTAACTGCGTCTGATGAAGTTATTATAACCATTGGTGATCCTTGCACAGATCCTCTAGTAGGATGTTACACTATAAAGTTTAATCCTGATAGTGAATGTTCAACTAGTATAAGTAATGTTCTAGTATCATATACAAAATGTAATGGAATTCAAGTGATAGATGAAGTAATTCCTGTAGTAGGAAGCACTAGTGTGTGTGCATTAGTTGGAGGTATTGGTTTACAACCTGCATTTACTTGTGGAGACGGAACAATTGAGTACGGGTTAGAATGTGTAACACCTATAGTAGAGTGTTTAAGTTATACAGTTTGGACCTATACAAATGGAGGTGCTAACTATTTAGACTGCGAAGGAAACCCTCAGTCAGTCAGTGTTGGAGGAACTAGCGGTTATGATCAAGCTGTTTTTTGCGCTGAAATAAATAGCGTAGTTACTAATGGAGATTCAAATTTAATTATAAACGGAGATTGTATATAACATGGCAAAAACATTAACGTATAGTAATTTTACACAGGGTTGGACTTCGTTCTACTCATTTATTCCTGAAAAAATTCTAGGGATGAATAGCTACCTTTATACATTTAAAGGCGGTCAGCTTTATCAACACAGCACAGGAGCCGCTAGGAACGTGTTCTATGAAAGTTTAATACCTTATCCGTCTACAGTTACGTCTGCTTTTAACGACAACACTCTTGACGTAAAGAACTACAAGACATTATGTTTGAACGGAAGTAATGCTTGGAACGCTGTTGTAAACACAAATATTACAAGTGGTCTTATTGATGAATCGTGGTTTGATAACAAGGAAGGCATGTATTACTCTTTCATAAGAAGAAACAGTAATGACTTGACTATAAATATGAGATCTGCTCAAGGTATAGGATCTGTTGTAAATGTAAATTCTACAATCCCTTCTGCGGTAGTGTTAACTTTTGGTTTTTTAGTTGGAAGTATAATAAGCGTTGGTGATTTAATGTATAAGAATAACCTTGGAAACCCTTTATTATTAGGTAAGATAACCTCAGTTTCTGGCGCAAATGTAACGATAGATACTACAATTCCATCTGGCTCAATACCTAGTAATGGTGACTTTTTATTATTTATAAAGAACTCTATAGCTGAGTCTTACCCTCAACTAGGATACTACATGCAGTTTAAATTAACTATACAAACTACAGACAGGGTAGAGCTTTTCTCTGTTCAGTCTGATCTATTTAAAAGTTATCCATAATTTTTAGTATCTTTGTAAAATGAAAAGTTACAAGGTATTAAACAAGGTAGATTTCTATGATACCATGAAGCAGTGGTGGAATGATTGGGGATTCCCGGTTTTAAGTATAGACGCATTGCCTGAAAATATAGTTGTAATTTACCATAAAGAACAAGAGGTTTATGCAATACCATTATATCTTTCAGATTCTAATTTTTGTTGGGTTGGATTTATTACTGGTAATAAAAAAGCATCAAAGATAGCTAGAGAAGGATCTTTGACGTTTGGTTTAAATTCAGTGTCTGATTTTTTACAGTATACAGGGTATAAGCTTTTATTTACAATAACCAGCAATAGCTTTATAGATAAATCTTTAATAGAGGCTAATTTTTTTGTTACAAATAAAAACATTAAAGAATACATAAAAAACATATAAGTATGGGAGCAGGAACAGCAGAAGCAGGAGTAGGATCAGGAGCCGCAAAAGGAGCCGCAGCCGGAACAGCGATTGTGCCTGGATGGGGTACTGCTATTGGAGCCGCAGCAGGAGGGACTATGTCTCTTATAGAAGCTGGTAAACAAGGTGCAGCAAAAAGAGAAGCTGAAAGAGCTGGTGAACAAGCTGTAGCTCGAGCTAAGCAGGAACAAGAAATAAATTTTTTAGGAGCTGTTCAGGTTCCTGTTGAAGCATACAATCAAGCTTTAAGGGAGACCACGGCAAATCAAATGCAGGCGTTGAGCGCTTTAACAGAGGCCGGACCAAGAGAATTAGTTGGAGGAGTTGGTAAAATAAATGCTGTAGCTAATCAACAAGCTAATGATGTTACTAATCAATTAGCTGATAGGCTTTATAATTTGAATATAGCACAAGCAAACGAGCAAGGGCAAACAGCTGACGCTATGGCTAAGCTTTATTTAGGTCAAGCAGAAGGAGCTCAGAAAGCGGCAATGGCTGCTAATATGGCCCAGACAGGGTTAAAGCAAGGAGCATTAAATGCGTTTGGAACTGCTGGTGCTGGTATTTTTAATGCCTTGTCACCAGTGTACGGAAAAGAAGGTCAAGATGTTAATTCTCAAGTATCTAAAATGCAAAGCGTTATGATTCCAGAACCTCAAGCTCCTAAATTAGAAAATACACAGTTACAAGGGCTTGCTAGTCCAGAGTATCAAAAAATATTAGAGTATATGACGAATAACATTGTTAACTTAAGATAATGGCAGAGTACTACGGATTTAAAGATGCGAGTCAAGTAGCAGCTAATCCAACTTTAGATTGGGCTACTGTTGCAACAAAGCTTGGAAGAGATCTTGATGCAATACAAACTGATCGTCAGCAAAAAAGAGCTGATGACAGGAAGCTAACCGAGGATAACTTAGAGTTACTTGGCAAGGCTGATTTAGGTGCTGACCAATCTATAAATAATGAATTAACAAACGCTATACATGAAAATAAAAAACTTCAAGGTGAGTGGTATAAGCAATTGACTAGAGGAAACATGTCAAGACAGGATTATGCTTCCAAAACACAAGCGTTGAAAAATAATTGGGGAACCTTAAATAGTGTTGTAAAGAATAGAGCAGCAAACGACAAAGTTTTGATTGATGCTATACAAAGTAATAGTCAGGATGCATTGACTAGCTTGATAGCAGATAAAGTAGGTTCGTTACAAAACTTAAAGGATAAAAAACTATATACAGATCCTACAACTGGCGCTATGGTTGTAGCTGATTATGACAAAAATGGTAAAATCATTGAATCGTCAATAATGGATATTAACTCTATAAATAACGCACAAGTTAACGCTGCTCCTAGAGTGAATTTACCTGATGAGGTTAATAAATTCTCTGGCGCTAAGGTTGCTAAATTTATTACAGATAATGGTATTACATCATTAGAAGATGCAACTAGAACAGGTTCTTATAATGAAATTAAAAAGGCTACACAGGACTTTATTTTATCAAACGATAGAAGAATAGCTGACGTTCTTGTTAACTCAACTGGTAAGGGTTATTTTTTGACCACAGACCAGAAAGAAGCCGACTCAAACCCTTTAGCCGTTTTGGTTAAAGGCACTGGTGGTAATTTCGAAGTTATTCTAAATCCAGAAAAAGACGCTAAGAAGATAGAGGATGCTAAATTTATTGTTGGTAAAGCATTAGATAATCAGATGCCTTTCGAGCAAGAGGTTACATTACCTACTCCTAGAGCTCCTAGAGCAGCGCCAGCAGCAGACAAACCAGAACCTATGCCAACAATATCTCAAGTAAACCCTATTAGAGTTGGAAACAAGCGAGGAGCTGTAGCAATTATTAATGACCCAGTAGGTATAAAAACAAACTCAGGGTTCGTAGAAAAAGTTGTAAACGCTGGTATTGATGAAGACGGAAGACACTTTGTTAAGGTTGTTAGATATAACTCTAAGGAAAGCTTAGGCGCAGCGGGAGGTTCTACTACTTTTTCGGCTAGTCAAACAACACCTAAAACATATATTTATTACGGAGAACAAATAACACCTCGTTTAAAAGCAGATAAAAAAGACATAAGAGAATATAGCCCTACCAACTATGCTAACTTTAGAGATAGAGCTGGATTTGGTTCTGATGAAGAATTGAGAGGATATCTTGAAGGAAGTAGAGGTGTAGCATTGCCTAAATATAAAGGAACTGCTGCTTCATCTTCAGCACCTAAAGCAGGCGCTGTAGTGGATGGGTATAAATTTTTAGGAGGAGATCCTTCTAATGCAAAAAACTGGAAAAAAATATAATTTATGTCAGACGGTAAAAAACCTTGGGAAAAATATAATAAAAAAACAACAGAAGAATCTCCTAAACCTTGGGAGAAATTTTCTCCAGTAAAAAAAAAAGAATCTACAGATGGTACTCAAGCAGATCAAGCTTTGGTATCGAAGTCTGTTCAGCAGCCTGTAAAACCTTTATCGGTTACAGAAAAACAGGGACAAGCTCAGCCTTCGGCTTCTTCAGATGGAACATCTAATCTTTTAAAAGAAATATCTTCTGTAAACAGACAGTTAATAGACCAAGAAGAAGAACAAGTTGTACCTATTCTTAATAAAAAATTCAACAAGCACGGGTTTATATTTGAACAAACGGGTGTTGGTGACAAAACCGTTGTTACATATAAGGGTAAAGATAAAATAGAAATAAGCCTTGATAACTGGACGGACTCTGGTGACGAGGAGGAGTCATTAAAATTAAGAAAATTCTTATCAACTAAGAAATCATTACAGAGCACAGAGGAGGCGGCTAAATTATTTTCTAAACCAGTAAAAACTACAAAAGAACAAAAAAGATTAAAGGAACTTACAGACAGACAAATGTTATTAGATAACATGTTTGTTGAAGAATTTAATCAGAAAGACAATAAAGAAAACTACAAGCAACAAGCAAAACAAGATTTAGACGAAGAATTAAACGGAGAGGGTATCTTAAATACAATTAGAGATGCTGGTAAAAGTCTATGGAATACTGCTGTAGAAAACTTCCCAGCAGTAACTCCTGGAGGTATAGGATTAAAAGCTTATGTTTCTACATTAAAGACAGACAAGAATACACTAGAAAAAAATATAAGAAAGGTAAAGTCTGATCCTGCTAACTCTAAACTAACACCTGAACAAGTAAAAGAAAAGGCATATAATAATGCTTTAGACGAAAGAGCTGATGACTTAAGACAGTCAGAAGTTAGGACGTATCTATCAGGAATGCCTGACGAAACAAAGGAGTTGCTTCAGGCTGATAAAATACTAGAGCAATCTACTATAGAAGAAAATATAAAAGAAAAAGAGCTTAAGCACGCTGCTGTTTTAAAAATAGCTGAAGATAAAGCTAATAAATACGGTAATATTGTAAAGCAGTTTGGGGAAAATAGTCCTGAAGCTTTATTGTTAAAGAAGGAAGTAGACGAAAAAATTATCGATCTTCAAAACATACAAAAAAGTTTATACGCTGATACAGAAAAAATAGGTAGCGTAGATGACGAAATTGATTTATTAGGTAGAAATTACGGAGCTCTTGAAAATTTTACTGGTAAATATACATCACAAGCAGGAAAAAGCGTTGGTGGATTAGTAAAAACAGCTATAGAGTTTTCTGGTATAAACCCAGCTACAA